CTTGGAGTGTGTGAAACTGGGGACTGACGTGACATGATCAATTTTGCTTTGAAATTCATGAAGTCCATGGACCTCGGGTACTCACTATTTTACTTTGAAATTCCTCATGCACCCAATATTTTGAACTGACGTGACATGATCAATTTTGCTTTGAAATTCATGAAGCCCTTGGACCTCGGGTGGCTGGGATTTTAAAATAGTATCACACTGTAAATGTGCTGGAGCGCAGAGGGGTCTCTCCAGACGTATGCATTCGGCATGATCCTAGCGGGGATTCAAGGCAATCTTGACCCGCGGTTATGGCTCCTCATGACAGTATTCACTCAAATGCAACTCGTCGAGTACTTTCTATGGAAGAATTTGAACACGCCAGCCGCCAATAGACTTTGGTCAGGGGTGGGAATGGCACTCGTATTAATACAGCCACTCATATCGGCAACTTTAGTAAACCCTGAATTACGAAATAAATTATGGACCGTGTACTTATTGGGAGTAATTTCATACTTTGCGACGCGCAAGATTGATGTGACGACCGAAGTTGGGGGAAATGGCCATCTCAAATGGAACTGGATTACTTCATTCAAGTCACCATGGACCATAGCGTGGCTGTTGATGTTTGTGGGTCCCATGCTGGTCGGGGGTCACGAGGTTGCAGCGTCAATTGGGGTTGCCATGTATTTTGCAAGCGCATATTTCAATGACAAATATGGGACGGCAGGATCTTATTGGTGTTGGTTGGCCATATCCACGTGGATTCTGACATTTGACTGGCCACGCCAATTAATTTAAGAATTTTCACGGGGTTTGACCACTATGGATTTTCTGCGTAAATTCTCTTCGTTGGTGATTTTTTCAATGTACTCTGAAAACGTCTTGGTGAAAGAGGGACCCGCCTCCTCTTTTACTGAAGAGCCCTTATCGTCACCTGGTTTCAAAATTTCTGCAGAGGGGTAGTAGCGCTCCGACTCTTCTCCAGAATAAGCCTTCCCAAAAACGCCGCGCAAGAAGCTACGCCGCATCATCGGGAGGCGAAGTGACATTGTGAGATGGTGGGTAGCTTTGTGCATGATTTATCGTGTCGTAGACTGGCATAGGACACGTTTTTTCACCAAATCTCGTCTATATTACGCATGAAAAAGGCGAAGAGGGCCGCGTATGCTGTACACGTCACAAGTATACAGACATCGAGTATTTGCATACTATTAATTCATTCAGGTGTCCTCGTCACTCGAAGACTCGTCCTCTAGGACGGCTGGGGTACGGAAAATGGATATGTAGGCCAGGCGAAACAGGTAGATGTTCCAGACCCAGATGACGAGTGCGAAAAAATACATTTAGATGTATATTAAACGCGGCGAGTCTCTAAATGTCACCGCCACAATGGTGGGTATGCTGGGTCCGGACGGGGGACACGGGGATCGAACCTGAAAAGACTTCCAGACATTTCATTCCTAATTGTAGAGGAGGCGTCATACACATACACAGACCCGCGAGTACGGCCACCTGGTCCAGTCTTTATGCAGTCTCCGCCGTCCCATTCCCCATCGCACCTGTAACACTGCCCACCCTGCGTCTGGACCGATAGGTTGTCGGCCGTCGATGCACACGAGTACCCACTGGTGACGGTCATGCGGAGAATCACAAGCACCACCGTCAATGCTAGGATAACCCAGATCTTCATACTATAAGAAGTCATAATAATCCGTCAGCCGAGGTACGGCGCAATTTGACCAGCGCCTCGACACCGCACTCATCGTCGTCGTCGTGTGGAGCCACAATTCCTTCATGGAATTGGAGAGTATTTCCAGCTGCGAGTCCTGAATGTACATCTGGAAAAGGTCGTTGACTACGGCAGTGTACATCTCGAGCACCTGACGGATGTCCGTCTTGCGCTGCCGAGCCTTTTCGCGCTGCTGAATTCTCCTCTTGAATTCCTCCTCATTCATGTCGCCTATCATCAACTTGATGCGAAGGTCACGGTTCTCCTCTTGTTCATTCACCCGGTACCGTGGGATCAGGTGGTGGTACGCGTGACCGAACGACCGGTACGCATTTCGAATGGTGTTCTTCGAGAACTGAGACGCATTTATAAGACGCTGAGCAACCGGTGGCCAGTCTGGGAAGCCACCGCAGGGCACGTCACCGTGAGCCCGAGGCAACCGACCGAGTAGGCGCTGGGCCTCGAAGTAGTGCGGGTTGTGAACCACACCAGTCTCCACACGGCCCGTCCTCCAGCTGAAGGCGGTGTGACACTGCGTGCACCACATCTGGTCACAGCCGTTAATCTTGAAGATCGAGCTGGCGCACTTGGGGCAGTGGCGCGAGTCGCGATCCAAAAGTCGCGCAGTGGCGACATTGTCCGGGTTGCACGTGTGCTCAGTGTCCTTGTCAGGACCCTTGACCTCGTGACACGTGGGGCAGCTCCACATCTCGCACATCCCACACTTCCAGGCTGTGCTCAAAAACCCACGACAATCCTGATACGGACAAGCACGCACAAACTGCCGCTTCTCAGTCTCGAGCTGGCCCCCATGGAGGATCATGGCCAATCGGTGCTGGATCCACTCGACGTGTTGTATATCGACCACAATACAGTTTACAATTTTGCGTTGCTCTTCACTACGACGGTGACCCTCTACCCGCGCCTCGAACTCGTCGGTCGTCTCAAGAAGTTCAGTCCAGTAACTGATCGGTTTGGTAGAAAATGCAATCCATTTACGCTGCTCCTCTTCATGGGCCGCTCGGCGCTCGGTTAATTCATCATTGTACTTGCGAATCTTCTTCTCGCACTCGACGAAGGGCTGCGTCGCCGGCATCAGGCTCTTCTCGCGCTCGAATAGGAGCTCCTCCCGGCGCTGTTTGTAGGTCCGCGTCACGAATTTCTGTGTGAAATTCGCGACGAGGTTTTCACGAGACCACCCCTTGCGACAAGACATGCAGTGGGCGTCATCGCTCGTCTCGAGCAGGTAGCGCTCTTCACACCCAGCACACGCATTGAAAGGGCAGTACTGACATTTGACCTTGGACCGGGTCGACTTGTTGAAGTCTTCACAGCAAACTTCACAACTAGTCATTGCCCTTGTTATTGTTGCCACTTTTACTTTTATCCCTGAGGTGCGGGGGGACGTAGCTCGGCTTGGACAAGGCAGGTTTTTTGATCTTAATTCCATGACGTGACAAAGTGACTGGTTCTAGGGGTTTAGCCTCCTCTTCATCGGCTATATCAGCCCAGCTCATCTTGGTTGCCATTAATTTAGATGCGCTATAAACTTTTAAGGATTCATACGCTTCTTGACCGCCTTGATCACCTTCTTGGGCTTGGGAGTTGGCTTGGATGCACTCGGCCACCTGGCGAAGATGAGCTCAAAGGCGGCGTCTCGCTCCACCTTGGTGTCCTTCCAGCGCTTCTCGCGCGCCTTGACCTTTTCGATGTACTCCTCGCTGTACCCGGCGGCCCGATACACCTTGACCCGCTCAGCGAGAGGTGGCCGCGTCTGCCGTTTTTCATACATCGCACACACCAGCGCGCCGTCGTATTCTTTCGGCGCCGCTCGCTTCTTGATGGTCACGGGAGGGTGGGCTGCGAACCACTCTTGACACCGCGTCAAGTAAGCCTCGCGCTCCCCGACCGGGAGGTGCTTGGAGATGAACTCGTAGTCGCTCGGTGGGGTCCAGGTCTGCTTCGCAGGACTGCGCACACTGTCATCCCCCAGACGCATTTTATCCACGATGGACCCCACGACTCCCGAGGTGCCAGAGACGATGCAGGGCGTGTGCATACGTGGCGCCCATGAACTGAAACGGGAGCCATTTGCCCGAATTTCAGTCGTGAATTCAGTGTAGGCGGGGGCGACCCGACGAATGATGGGGCGCTTGAAAGACATTTTGAGATGCTTTACCTATAGTGGCCAAACATTTGGCGTCGTCATGACACAAATTTTTACCCCGCCAGATAACAGATGCTGGCCGAGATAATACGGATAATTCATGCATCACTCATTATCTTCCTACTGGGCACGCCGTTTTTTGGAGACGCGAGTATGCTGTCACTTCACGTGCTCATTGTGCCGTTCATCCTGCTCCACTGGCTGACGAATCAGTCAGTATGTGCACTCACGGAAATCGAAAAGTTTTTAAGAGGAAAACAGAAGGACGACGAGACGTTTTTTGGCAAGGTGGTGGGGCCCGTATACAAGTTCAAGACAAAGGGGGAGGAGAACCTATTCGTGTGGACGCTGCTTGTGACACTATGGGTGTTAACCATTTTCAAATTACAAGACACTGGCTTTGCTCATTTGCGTGCAGAGTTCGATCGCATCTACTCCTCGTCGTCGTAGTCCTCCTCTGAGAGCGCCTCGCCGTCAGTCTCGGGTGCGGCTACTGCCTCGGCCTCGTCCTCCTCGTCATCGGTGTCAGCCAGGATCGCCGCCAGGCGCTCAGCGGCGCTCAGCTGCTTGATCGGGCCCGTGTGGTGCGCCGGAGACAGCTCGAAGGTCTCGGGCTCCTCGATCAGCGCGTTGCCGTTGGTGTGGCACAGGTCGCACGTGCCATTCGAGTCCGTGCCGATCGCGTGCGTGTGCACCGGGTCCAGAGGCTTGACCTTGGGCACCTTGACCTTGGGCACCTTGACCTTCTCACCGGCGGGCTCACCCAGCGACTGCTTCAGGTGGCGCTTGCAGAACACCTCACCCTTGAGGGCGCTGAACTTGCAGGCGTCCTTCTTGGACGTTTGCGCAGTGCAGCACTGCTTCTCCTTGGGAGCCTTGGGAGCCTTGACAGGCGCGGCCTCACCGCCCTCGGTGACCACCGTCACCGCAGTGGGCTTCTTGGTGTACTTGCGAGGCACCTTGATAGCCTTCTCGGCCGTCTCGAGGTACTTGGCCTGAAGCTCCTCATAGGGAATGTTGTAGTCTGCGGCAACCTGCACCAGGAAGACGCGGTCGCGCTCCGCAACCAGGGCGTTGATGGCAGAGGTGAAGTTGGTGGCAGCCATTGCGTTTGTTCTTGCTTTGTCTGGTGGGCGAGTGTTTATATGGCTCTCACACAACACGGTTTTTGCGTGTCGGGTGGGGGCTGGTAGTTTGCTTTTGGGTGACTTTAAGTTGGCCTGACCAACTCTTGAGGCGGACATGACACATTTTTTTCACTTGGTGAAGGTGCCCTCACGGACCCATATGTTACAGACGTATTTCGTTCCGGAATTAATAGGGAGACCTGCATGAAGAGCCTTTGGATGGCATCGAGAGTCCTTGGTCCCTAGGGGCCTGAAGAAAATCCCAGAACCAGGGGGTGCCGTCATTTTCATATCCAAATCCGGAAAGTGAGTTTGGCCCTCGGTAAATTCGTCGTTCAGGTACAAGAGCAAAGTGCCCACTCGCTGCCCGCCCTTGTCCTCAAATTCTATACAGAAATTGTTGTCATCACAACACGAGTCGTGGTGAGCCCGGTAATACGTCCCGGGCTTGTACCGGACGACTTGCATATCCTCACAATTCTCAAAGGGTTTTCCAGTGAGTTCCATGGCCCTTGTGATAATTTTGCGCACCAAAGGATCATCCTTGGAAAGCCACGCAGACTCGCTCGTACGGGACTGATGGACCGAGTCCTCTGACACCACGGTACTCCGTGCGAAATTAGGTTCAGCCATTTCTATAACTTTTTTGCACTCACTGGGGGTGATGATATTTTGAACCAAAATTGGAGGGTCCCATGCAGCAGTGACATGAGCGTACCCCCGGGCCAAGCGCTCTGGGAGCCTCCATATCCACAGGGCCACGAGGAGCAGGGTCAGTGCGACCCACAGAGGCCTCATCTTCTACCATTTCAATTGATTTTTTTGATGGCCCGATTGACATTGCGGGCGTTGCGTCGGGCCTGAGCCAGGTCCATCTTGAGTACACTATTTAGGAGTGGAATTGCTGACCGAGCCACTGGCGTCAAGTTTTTGTAGTACTTCTTGCGCTGACCTATGAGCTTGAGGAGACTAGCGGTGCGCTCAGTATTCTTGAGACCCTTTTCCTTCACCTTTCCCGTGATGGGATTTCGTTGCGAAATGAGACCACCATGAATGAAGGACCCTGACAGGAGCGCCAAGGAATCTTTGAGCTGATATCTGAGACGCTGGATCGGGATACCAATTTTGTATGAAAATGGGAGGTGAAGCATTTCACGTGAAGAATTGGGATACACTGCAAGGGCCGTGTCGACCAGGTCGATGACCTCGTTACGACCCGTTATAATTTGATACGTAATTACCTGATAAATTCTACGACCGGTGCCTGGGATCTGCATGCGGGGGTTGTCATAGGGAGACCGCACAAAGTCCGTCACCTTGAGACGGGCGTTGATTCCACGGTACTGACGGTTCAGGTACTTGACGAAGTCGGTCAAGTGACTCGTCATAATCTTGCGCATAGTGAAGACGTATGAAGCCACCTGTGAATCGCTCCCGAGCTTGTGTGGGACGGCGAATGTAAAGTCAAAGTCACTCGTACGACGGATCTTCTCCGTGAGTTTCTGGCCCCGAGTCTGCAGGTACAGCCGCACGGCCATTCCACCGGTACAGAATATGGTAAGCCCACCACCATATGGGCGGGTGAGACGGGTCGTGTTCTTGGAGAAATCCATGAACATCTTGGGCATGGCCCACTTGAATGATCGGGTCGACACCACCGGCGCTGTGATGCCCTCGCCTGTGAACTTTTCGATACTCTGGTATGCATTGTTGAGCATAATTTCGGAGTGAAATCCACCCGTGTGGAAAACCGTGCGCTTACGGGCGGCGTAGTATCCATCATAGCCTTCGGGTATAAGGAATTCCTTGGACAGATTTCCTGACAGCAATTTGTTCACCTCGGTGAAGCTGAGGCGCTGACCTGCCCGAGTGTTTGTGGGTTTGGGCAGTTTTCCCGCGCCCTTTTTGCCAAAGAGCAGCTGAACCGCCTTGACCTGCTGACCGACCGTCACGTTCGTGCCGAGAGCGATACGGAGCAGATGCCGGGTTGCTTCACTGATGGGATACCGGCTCGCGAGAAGATTCTTGATATTCGCGTGGCTCAGGTCGAAGAGCCGCAGGGTCTTCTTGGCCTTGTACTTGCAGGCTGTTCCGTAGTTCTTGGCCGTTGCAATATCATCAGTCAAATAAAAGGACCGCGTATCCTTGAGGAGCATCTGGCACGTCACCTTGCCGAATCCCTTGTACAAAATTTTACCAGAAGGCAAAATGGTTTCTGAAAAAACCATACTAATAGAACCCGAGAAGAAAATGTCGGGTTCTATTAAGATGGCGAATCGCTATGTAGGCTTGCTCATGAACTCGCGCACACAAGCGCACGCCTTCCACCTGACGACCCCATCGTTCGCCGAACACAAGGCGCTTCAGGCGTACTATGAGGGCATCGTCCCTCTGCTCGACTCGTGGGCCGAGGCCTACATGGGCAAGTACGGCCGTCTCAAGCGGGTCACTATAAATAAGCGCGTCGCCAAGGACCCGCGCAAGGCTCGGCTGTACTTCAAGTACCTCCTGGTCAAGGTGCGGTCCATCAAGCTGCCTCGGGGCGACACCTACCTGAAGAATATTCAGGATGAAATTATAGCCCTTATCCGCTCAACCCTCTATATGCTGACCCTCAAGTAAAGAAAAGACCCCAATTTAAAATTAGAAATGTACTGGCCACTCATGCACAACAGTATCACGTGGCGCGACAAGTACGAGCTCATCAAGTTTATCGTATTCTCAGACCGTTTCACGAACGGCCCGAAAGTACGGGAGTTCGAGGAGGCCTGGTCCAAGTGGATCGGGTCCAAGTATTCACTCTACGTATCATCCGGAAGCACCGCCGATTACCTGCTTATCGCGTCTGTAAAGGAGCGCTTCAAGATTCCAGATGGAGCCAAGGTGCTCCTGCCGGCCTGCACGTGGGTCACCAACGTGTCCCCAGTGCTCCAGTGCAAGCTCGAGCCTGTATTTTGCGACATTTCACTCGAGCACTTCAGCTTTGACCTCGAGAAGCTTCCAAAGGATGACGTGGCAATCGTGTTTGTGACGCACCTGCTCGGCATCGATGCGCCGATGGAGGCGCTCAAGGATCGGTACCCCAACGCCATCTTCCTTGAGGACATCTGCGAGTCTCACGGCGTCGAGGGTCCGCACGGGATGCGCCGAGGCGGGACGTCTTCGACCGGAAGCACATTCAGCTTCTACTATGGTCACCATATGACCACCATCGAGGGTGGCTTTGTGAGCACGAACGACAAGGAGCTCTATGAGCTGATGCGGATGAAGCGCAGTCACGGTATGGCCCGTGAGATGTCGCCCGACTACTACAAGGCGGCCGCGGCCAAGTACCCGGACATTGACAGCCGGTTCCTGTTCCTGACTGACGGGCACAACTTCCGCAACACGGAGCTCGGTGCGGTCCTGGGCCTGTCTCAGCTGAAGCGTCTCGATGACTCGATCGCAATTCGGCGCCTAAATTTCAGCTTCTTTGTGAACGAGCTCAAGCAGCTCGAGGACCACTTTTACATCCCCAATGACTCGCGGGGGAATAGCAGCTTCTGCCTGCCGCTCATCTGCAAGCATGCCAAGCTGATGCCCAGGCTCAAGAAGGCGTTCGAGGAGGCGGGCATCGAGAATCGCCCGATCGTGAGTGGAAACCTCCTGCGCCAGCCGTTCTTGGCAAAGTACAAGCACGTCAAGGCGCCCAACGCGGACATCCTGAACGACCAGGGCGTTTACGTGGGCAACAGTCAGTTTGTGACCCTCGAGATGGTCGCAAAGCTTATAGAAATTGTTCGCCAAAAGATTAATGAAGCTGATTATTAGCCTGACGAGCATCCCTACGCGCTTCGACAAGCTCCCGGCCCTGATCGAGAACCTCAAGCAGCAGACATGTGGTGACGAAATTTGGATCAATATCCCCAAAAAATACAAGCGCTTCCCGGAATGGGATGGTGGCTTTCCATGGACCAACCTTGGTCCCAAGGTGATCATTAACCGCGACTGTGACGATTGGGGGCCCGGAACGCAGGCTATGGGCCCTATCGCCAAGACGGACGCAGAGCTTATCGTGTACGTAAACGACGACACCATGTACCACCCCCAGATGGTCGCCAACTTCGTCAAGTGGTTTAACGTCGACCAGAAGAGTGCGTGGGGCCTGAGCGGCTTCAATTTCGAAACTTATTTCAAGGGTCAGTATCCACGGACGCACGGTCAGCCTCTGGATGTGCTCGAGTCGTATGGTGCGGTGATTGCAAAGGTGGAGTGGCTCCGGACCATCTTCCCAGAGTTCCTGGAGCTCAGCGAGGTGACCTGGAACGACGACCTTCTCATCTCGAACCTCTTCGAGAAGCACGGCATCACACGCAAGACGGTCTACACACAGGACTGCAATCTGGGTCAGCTGCGTCAGCTCGAGTACGGGTTTGGAGCCGATGCGCTTCACCACCTGGCCGCGGCCGAGTCGGGTACGACCGCCCTAAATCACACCCAGAACAATATCAAGATTCTAAAGGCTTTTGAAGATAAGGGCAAGAATTACTACAAGTACAGGACGGAATGCTAGTCGACGCGTTCATGTTTTACAACGAGTTTGATGTGCTAGAGTTGCGCCTGGAAGTCCTCGACAGGTACGTTGACCAGTTTGTACTTGTCGAGGCTGAAGTGAATCACATTGGAGGCCCGAAACCTCTATTTTTCGCTGAAAATAAAGAGCGCTATGCCCGATGGGCCCATAAGATTCGTCACGTCGTCGTCACGAAGGAGGAGGCGCCGACCGACAAGGACCCATGGTCTCGTGAGAAGTACCAGCGCGCATGCATCACTCGGGGCCTCGATGAGGGCTCGGCGATCGATGGAACGCCCCAAGCGCGCGTACCGGACGAGTCCATCGTGATGATCAGTGACGTGGATGAGATTCCTGATATGGACAAGGTGCCCTATGAACAGCTTCCACACGCAATCGTATCGGTTCATATGTGGCTCTTCATTTATTCTTTGGATTATACGTGCGAGACGGAGCCTTGGTTTGGTACGGTTCTCACACAGGCGGCTCAGGTGCGCAAGTTTGGACCGAATGAGTTCCGGGACAATCGCTGGAAGTTCCCGACGATCAAGAACGCAGGCTGGCACTTGAGCAGCTTTGGCGACGAGCAGCACGTGCTCAACAAGATGAAGACTTATGCACACGCCCTAGATGGTGGAGTCCTGTACACGATGGAAAATATCAAAAAGTGGATTGCCGAGGGCAAGTTTGTGGACGGCAAGACGGAGCTCATTCCTCGGGGATTCGAGGTTCCTCTACCAGGACCCATTGCAGTTCTGCGACGGCTAAATCTTGGGACCTTCCCATGAACGCCTCCTTGAGGCGTGTGAGGATCGTAGCTTCACCGCGTTCCAAAAACCTAAAAAATCGCCGCTTTTGATGCCTATTTGTAAACGGCCCGGTCTTGTCCAAGAGTCCTTGACAGACCGGCCACGTCACCTCTCGAAGTTCGCGGAGACCCTCCTCGACCTCTGTGAGTCGCTCAATGAGATGCTTGGTCATTTCATCCATATTAAAGCTGCGCGGCGTCCCCTTATCAATGAGCTTCCCTACGGAGGAGGTCAAGGTGGGCAAGTTTACCGTGAGCGTCATCGATAATGATCAGTACATCGCAGGGTGTCTGCGGCGCGGTCAAGAGTGGGACGGTTGGATGCGCCAGGATCTCCCGATCCTCTACGAGCCCGGTACGGACATCCTAGATATCGGTGGGAATATTGGTTGGAATGCTCTCATGTTCAGTGACTATGGTCCGGTACACACCTTCGAACCCCTGTTCCATGAAGTCATTGCCAAGAATGTTTCTCAAAATTCACTTCAAAATTCAGTGACAATCCATCCTTTTGGATTGTCCTCTCAATTTTGTCCCGAAATGAGGATGTTCACTCCACGGAAGGATCAGGGTCTGGTCAATTATGGTGGAGCATCCCTTGACCCGGACCCCCGGTGGTATGACGCAGGTGAGGGGTACCCAGTCAAACTCGAGAAACTTGATGACGTGTACAGTGGTGTACCGAGCATCATCAAGTTGGATGTCGAGCGTCACGAGCTCGAGGTGATCAAGGGTGCATGGAGGACCATCTCGACCCACCGTCCCGCAATGTACATCGAGATTCTGGACCCGTCGAACGACGAGATTGTGAACCTTCTGCGACCACTGGGATACCATATGGTCCCACGCCCAGAGAACAACTACCTATTTACTTGCTTTCACAATCGTAATTCACACAAATAGCAGCCCCAAGAGCGAGTAGGATACCTAGCCACTGAATCCAGTGGTTGAATTTCTCACCAAAAATGAAATAGGCTACGAGGGCGCCGCCTACGACGATCATCGCCTCCCACATAATACAGGTCCACATAAGCGACTTTTGAGCCAGGCTCTTTATCAAGAAGAAGATGGTCACGGCCCATGCAAACAGGCCAATACCCAGGTGGTGTACCGATCCGTTCTCGGTAAACCACTTGAGATGTGAATTCCCCAGGAGCTCTGCAGCCGTCATGGCCACGACCAGTGGAAAGCTCATCTGTGCTGTTAGTTCCTGAGAAAGAAAACCAGCGGCTGAGGTAATGGACGTCACATGGTGGGCGTCATGGTTCACGTGGGGTGTTCCACTAAAACGCTTTCATAGAGAAATCCTCATGAGAATTTTGATGGAAAATCCAATCGAGCTAAGGATAGCCTGGTTGTGTCACCAAATAAGGAATTCCTCCTTTAAAATTGCATGAAGGCTGCACTCGTGACAGGTGTGACGGGCCAGGACGGAAGCTACTTGGCTGAATTCCTCCTCGAAAAAGACTATGACGTTTTCGGGATGACGCGATTCTGTTCTGAAAAGAAGCACAGCCGGATCGAGCACATCAAGGAGAACCCTAAGTTCCACGTCATCGAAGGGGACCTGACTGACACTTCCCGTATTAATAAGATTATCAATTCATTCGAAAAATACGATGCGGTCGAGGTTTACAACCTGGGAGCAATTTCATTTGTAAAAATATCATTCGATCAACCCGAGTACACGGCAAATGTCGATGCCCTTGGGACGCTCAGGATCCTCGAGGCAATTCGACAGTGTAATTTTAGTTCTAAATTCAGGTTCTACCAGGCGAGCACAAGTGAGATGTACGGCAAGATCGTGGAGCCCATCCAGAATGAGACTACACCCTTCTACCCACGGAGCCCATACGGAGTCGCCAAGCTCTTCGCCTTTTGGATGACCAAGAACTACCGCGAGTCCTTTGGGCTCTACGCGTGTAGTGGCATTTTGTTCAACCACGAGAGCGAGCGCCGGGGGCCAGAGTTTGTGACGCGCAAGATCACTCTGGGCCTCGCAGAGTACATGCGGGCAGGGACGCCCATTGAGCTCGGGAACATCGACGCCCAGCGCGACTGGGGTCACGCCGAGGACTACGTGGAGATGATGTGGCGGATGCTTCAGCAACCCACCCCCGACGACTTTGTCATAGCCACGGGCGAGACGCACTCGGTCCGTGATTTCATTGAGGAGGCTTGCAAGATCCTGGACATCCCGATCGAGTGGCGCGAGGATCACTATGTGGACCTGAAAACCTCCAAACCAATTGTAGTTATAAATCCAATTTTTTACCGCCCTGCCGAGGTGGATGTGCTCATCGGTGACGCGAGCAAGGCGCTCAGCGTCATGGGTTGGAAGCCCAAGACGACGTTCAAGGATCTCGTGGAGCGAATGGTCATGTTTGACTGTAAGACGGCCTAAAGAATCAGTTCTCAAATTGAATAATGTGGCTCTTCGTTGGGCCCCAGCTCCTGGCTGGTATCGGCCAGGTGACGAAGCAATACTCGGACTTACTGGGTCCAGGTGCCGAATATTGCCAGCTTGGGAGTCGACCCCAAAAGGCGCAGTATGAACGCGGGTTTGCGTTCGTGTTGCCCATAGCCCAACAACTTGATATGTTCGATCAATACAAGCCCTTGTGCAAAAAGTGGATCTATATGACCGTATGCGAGACGGACCCAGTCAACGAATGCTACGGTCTCTTGAGCCGTTACAAGGAGATCCACGTACCAAGTGAATTTGCAAGGGGAATTCTTGAGAAGCAATTTCCAGAGATTACATGGAAGCTTCTACGCCACTGGTCAGCGACCAAGGTTCCTCGGGTTCCTGTATCTACAACCCCGTACGTCTTCTATTCCATAGGTAACATGCTCGATCCTCGCAAGAACATCAAGGGCCTGATTGACGCCTATTTACGTTGTGAATTCAGGGACGCCGCACACCTTGTGCTCAAGGCGACATGCAACCAGCCTGTGGATTGGCGCGTTCCGGGCGTGACCATCATCAACGGTCTCCTGAGCGACGAGGACCTGGAAAAGGTTCATGCTTCCGGGCACTGTTACGTCAACTGCTCCCACTCCGAGGGCGTCGGGATGGGAGCGGTGGAGGCGGCCCTGAGGTCCAAGCCTGTGATTATCACCGACTATGGAGGCCTCAAGGAGTATATCAAGACACCGTGGGTCGTGCCGTGTACCCAAGGTCCAATTGGTTTTGATGATTTTCTGTTCAAAAAGGAGCACACCTGGGGCCACCCCTCGAGTGACCACCTGCAAAAGTGCCTATGGGACTGCTTCGAGAAGAAGGTGGATTCATGGGACCATTTTCATACACGAGCCCTGATGGACGAGGTCACTAGCGCTGATTGTTGGCGTTCATCTTGAGCATGGCACGCAGACCGGCACCGGCGGAGTTGGCGGCGCCGATGCCATCACCCACGAGCGCCTTCTTGGACGCGTTCTCGAACGAGTTGGCGGCGCGCTTGTAGTTCGCCTTGCGCAGGTTAATGGCGGCGTTCATGTAGTTTGTGGCCGCCTTGGTAGCCGCCGCTGGGATAGCAGCCATGTTCTTGTTCATGTTCACGTTCTTCTGGACGTTATTGGTGGCGGCGATCAGGGCCTGGTTTGACGCAACACCCTGGCTGATGTTGGTGGTCGCAGCCTGAAGTGCGGGAGCGTTTGCACGGGGAAGAGCTGCCATTAATAGTATTTCATATTAAAAATCTGGGGTGCCTGACTTTGTGGGGGAATGAGCCCCGTCAGCCGCCGACTCGACCCAATAGTGAGCGCCATAAACCACAATAGCAATCACGATGCAGCTCGAGAGGAGCGAGCCCTTCTGGGAGTTCAGGAACAGGACCACGTTATCAATAACCTTGATACCAGTGGGCTTCTTTATCACCTTGGGGACTATGTAGACGAGAAGAAAGTTGATGGCCAGGGCGGCCCACACGTAGTTCCATTCCATTTCCATTGAAATACTTCAAGAATTTATTTGAGAGACGTATCTCCACGTGAAACTCATACACGTTTTACGCTTTCCTCTGCAGCAGGCGGACAAGGAAGATGGATCCGCTCCTAAATTATTAGCCGCTTCGGTTAGACTTGAGTATGTCATTACGAGTTGTTCGCCATCTTTTGACCACTGCTCGACCTTCTTGGATGTTGGGTGTTTGCCACCGCTTTTACCATGCCAATAACTTTTCTCCCCTAAATTTCCACAACCTATTAGTTTCCTAGTATATTCATACAAAGTGCGCCCAGCAGAGTTGGTATTGCCCCGAGCCGCCATCGCAATCTTGACTTTTGTTTCTATTGAATTAACTTTACCCTTGTGGCTATTACTCATTTTCAACCGTGATTCATCGCTTAGTTTTCCACCATACCCACCCCCCCTGAGGTTGTATCCATTGGGGCTCATAGTGGCGAGTTCCACTATAAACCATGATTCTTTGGCGTCGAGTTCCGCTTGTGTACATTCCCCCTCCCAAATCATTTCTATTTTGAAATTAGATGGTCCGTGCTTTATAATGGAATTGTGAAGTCTAGGAGACCCGGTATTCCTCGTGTGATCTTTGAACCTCTTGATTATGGGGCCCCACGTTTGTCCTACATAAACCTGCGTATTGAAGTTATTGTATATTTTATATATTCTACCTATAGACATGGGCTATTATAGAATATGCTTTTTATTTGAAGAAGTTTTTACAAGAGCGGCTCCTCGACCGCGTGCTTTTTGCAAAACTCGCCGCAGGTTGACTTGAACCCGCACTGCTTGCCGGCCAGCGTGCGCGCTTTGCACCGGAAGGCCTCGTGGACCATTGCTCGGCCCTTTTTGGCGACCGTGCCCTTGTTGGCCGCGACCGTCTCCTGCATCTTTGGCGCCCCCGTGTACTCTTTGACCGCGTGCCGTTTCGCTTGCAACTCTAGGGCGCGCTCCCGTGACCGCAGGAGGGTGTCGGCCAGCTTTTCGGGCCAGGGACACGCCCTTTGCACAGCGTCGGTATAGAACTTTTGCCAGAGCTCGTTCCCCTTGCCCTTGGGAGGCTGTGCGAGTTGCTTGACGGCGTTCGCAGTGGTGGGTAGCCGGGTGCGACCCTCGGCGACCGGGCCGAGGGGTGCGCGCCACTGGCTGTAGGTCGGGCGGAGCTTCTGGAGGTCCATGTTTTTGGATGGTTTGGGCGTGGTGGACCAATACGCTACCCGGCACAGGACACGTTTTTTTCGTCCTACCTTGGAGGCCAAGTCTGTTAAAAAGTAAACGCCTATTTTAATATAGAAATGCAGATCTTCGTGAAGACTTTGACCGGCAAGACAATCACACTCGAGGTTGAATCTAGTGACTCAATCGCCAATGTGAAGGCTAAGATTCAGGACAAGGAGGGGATCCCCCCAGACCAGCAGCGTTTGATTTTCGCAGGAAAACAGCTCGAGGACGACCGGACACTTGCAGATTTCAATGTGCAAAAAGAATCGACTTTACACCTTGTTTTGAGATTGCGTGGAGGTTACTGAAATCCCGAGCCTTAAAAAATAATGTTGTATCTTATCGTGTGATATACATGATAGGACAATCGAAGAGGTTTACTGACAACCTGCGTCTGCGCGGAGGTCGGTGAACTATTTTCGTTCTAAATAGTACATATGTCTTCTAGTAGCAACGTTTCCGTTCCAGTCGCCGAGCCCGTCGTTGAGCCCGAGGTGCCCGATGTGGAGCCCGAGGTTGAGGTGCCCGTGACGCGCGCCGAGGCCCTTCTCACAGTGGCCGAGGTTCCAGAGCCCGATGAGTCTGAGGACTATGAGGCGTACCTGGAGGTCGAGGCGGCCCGGCGTGCAGCGTGGATCTACGGGTGATGCGCTCGGCGCCCTGTGGATTATTTCTCGTTCAAAATTAGTAAATGGGTATCTGTCCCCAAAAATTCGGCCCCTATTTCTGGGGCGCTCTCCACCTGGCGTGCCTCTATGCAGACGACTACAAATCGCTCAGGGCCTTTGTGTACTCGTACACCGAAGTCTTGCCATGCGCAGCGTGCCGCGATCACTTCAGGCAGGTTCTGGACCGGCACCCGTTCCCAGCAGAGGGTCACAATCTCGAGTACTTTTCGTGGTCCGTTGACGTCCACAACGTCGTGAATAGCAGCCTTGGAAAGCGAGTGGTGACGTACGACGCGGCGTTCGCGGACTGGATCTCGGGGTGTGACGGAAATGGCCCAGACGACAAATTCATCGACGTCAAGATCCGCGTAGGGATCTGGGTCATCATCGCCCTACTGATTCTACTGTATATTCGCAATCGTAAATAAGATCTCAAGAATTAACAAGTAATGGCCGGTGGTCTCTTTCCAGGCCAGCCTTTCGAGTTTAACATAAAGTGCGTCATTTTCTCAGCACTTCTTGCGGGTGGGTACTGGTACTTGCCCCCCAAGAAGCTCTGGATCCTCGTGTTCCTTTTGTGGTTCCCATACAT